TAGCGCTAGTTAAAGACGAAGACGCAGTAAAGCAATCGATTCGAAATTTAGTACTTACTGATCCTGGTGAAAGGTTGATGCAACCTAATATAGGAGGAGGCATCAGAGGTCTACTATTTGAAAACATCACAGCAGGTACTTTAAATCTAATTGAAAGTCGAGTGAAAACGACGATTGAAACTTACGAACCTCGAGCCGTTTTAATCGCTGTTACAGCTTCTTCAAGATACGACGATAATCAGGTTAACGTGGTAGTAGAATTCTATGTTAGAAATTCAGACATCCCCGTTACACTAGACTTAATTCTAACAAGGGTAAGATAAGATGGCCAGTATAAAAACGCCTATAACAGAATTGGATTTTGATTCAATCAAAACGCAGCTTAGAACATATCTGCGAACACAGACGCAATTCAAAGATTATAACTTTGAAGGAAGTAACTTGAGTGTTATGCTCGATGTTCTAGCGTTCAACTCATTCCAAAATAATTTCTATACGAACATGGCGCTCAATGAGATGTTCTTAGATTCGGCCGTCCTCAAGAACTCTATTGTTTCTCATGCTAAAGAACTTAACTATATTCCAAGATCTCGCAAGTCAGCTAAAGCAGTAGTACAAGTAACGATTTCAACTGTAGACGAAACCGCTTCAACAATCGCTATTCCTACATACACTAACTTCTCATCAAGTTATCAAGGCGAACTATATAATTTCGTAACTAATCAAACCTATGTTGCAAGACGTACCGCTCCTAATGTATACGTCGCAGATAATGTCGAACTATTCGAAGGTCAAATGCTTTCAAGCTTTACTCGTGAAGGCTTCATCGTCGACGCTGACGGAATTCTTCGTGTTCAACTTACTAATAATGAAGTTGATACAGATTCAATTGTCGTATTCGTAGACGCAGAAGCGACAGAAGATCAGAACGTGTTTACGAGAGCGAACACTATTTTCGGTGTAAGACCAGATGATAAAGTATTCTACTTAGAACCATATCTAGATGATCGTTATGCGATCTACTTTGGTAAAAACGAGTTTGGTCTTCAACCAGAGGAATTCGAAGATGTTCGTGTAAGATATCGCATCTGCTCTGGTGCAGAACCTAACGGTGCGAATACATTTGCTTCTAACTTTCTCGAAAGCGCAACTATTAGTGTTCTGACTATTAGTGCAGCTAGTGGCGGTGCTGAAAGAGAGTCTATGGAGAGCATTCGTTACTTTGCTCCTAAAGCATTGCAAATTCAAGAGCGCGCAGTTACAACGAAAGACTACGAAGTACTACTTCAACAAGCTTTCCCAGAAATTACAGCGGTATCTGCTTATGGTGGAGAAGAACTTGATCCACCTCAGTTTGGTAAAGTAGCGATATCAGTTTATCTTAACGAGCAAACACAAATCATTTCAACTACTCTAGCAAATTCTTATGTTGAGTATTTAAAAGATAAGAGTCCTCTTGGAATCGAGCCTATCTTTGTTCAAACTAAGTTTGTATATGCTGACATGGAAGTTGATGCAGTTTACTCTTCTAAGAATACAGAAAAGAGTGCTGCACAATTAGAGCAAATCATCAGAACAACGATTCAAACATACTCAGACGATAATCTTGAAAACTTTAATACAACTCTAAGAAAGAGTAAGCTATCATCTCTAATTGATCAATCAGATGATGGAATACAGAGTAACAGCATTACATTAATGCCTATTATCGAATACGTACCTCTATTAAACTTCGTACAGAATCCTACATTTAAGTTTGAAGCAGAACTTCTAAAACCATATCCATTTAGATCTTCTAATGGATTCTCAGATTACAAACCTGCATTTAAAACAAGTTCTTTCGACGTAGATGGCGCCTGTTTATACTTACAAGACGATGGATTAGGAAAGGTAATGAGTGTTACTGATGATCCTACAAATCCTCAAGTTATTAATCCTAATGTAGGTACTATTAACTATAAAACTGGCGAGATTAAACTTACTAACTTTATTACCGAAGGGTTTACCGGCAACGCTATTAAAATTATGGCGAGAGTTAAGAAGAGCGACTTTAGAGCTCCGAACGGCCGTGTATTCATCATCAGAGATAACGACGTAAGAGTAAATATGACTTTAGAAGAGCGCGGAGCTACAACAACATCATCAAGCACAGCATAAAGAGCGGAACCTCTTAGATGGAAATAGAAAAGAATATATCGATTTTTATCGAACAACAGTTTCCTGGAATCTATAGGGAAGACGGAGCTGAGCTCGTTCAACTCGTAAAAGATTATTACGAGTTCTTAGAGACTCAGTCAAACCAATCAACCTATGTTTCAAGGAGAATGTTTGAGTATCGAGATGTCGATACTACTCTTTCTAATATGTTGATTTTTTTCAAGAAAAAATTTCTTGCAGATCTTCCGTTAAAAGAAAACACGATACAATTTATCGTAAAAAATATTCTTGATCTTTATAGACGCAAGGGTACACCTGCTGGTATTGAACTCTTCTTCGCTATCTTTTATCAAGAATTCGACGTTGAAATTATTTACCCAGCTGAGAAGATGTTCAAGATCTCTAACTCAAAGTGGAGAAAAGGAACTTATTTACAGTTATTCCCTAACACGAATCTATTCTTATCTAAAACCGAAAAAGAATATTCATATAAAGATTTAATCTCAAAGAACATCACTGGTTCTTCTTCTGGTGCTAAAGCCGCTGTTTCAAGAATCAACTACATGATTCTAAACGGAACAAAAACGCCTATTCTATTCATAGATTCGGTACAGGGGCAGTTTGAAAGATACGACGATATTCTTACAAACATCAATGGAGAAGTCGTAGCTTTTGGTCGCGTTGCTGGCTCATTAAATGAAATTGAAATTGATGAAGATGGTACAGTTACTTCTAATAACAGATTAGGAGACATTTTAGATGTTTCCTCGACTTATGGATCGAGTGGTAAAGCTATCGTTACTGGTGTTTCTGATAGATTAAGCGGAGAAATTGTATACGAACTTATCAATGGTGGATACGGTTATACTGTTGAGAATACGAGACTCCTTGTTTCGAATCAGACTCTTATCCTAAACAACTCAGCGCAAGATTTTATACCTTATGAAAGATTAGACGACGGCCTTGGAAATCAGGGTATCGTGATCGGTCAAAGCGTATCGGCGCTTGGTGTAAGAATGAACACCGGGTTTTTTAGCTTTGGAAATCCTATTAGTACACTAGATAGAGGTACTAATATTACGTTTACACCCGTAGGTGTAGTCGCGAAAAATGAAACATCTCCTGGAACACTATTCCCAGATGGTGGTAATGCTAATACTGACGTAATCGTAGGACTGCTAACAAATACTTCTACTGCTGAAATAATCACTGATGTTGTAGCACCTTTCGTAGGAGTTAGCATTAACGCTGCTGACTATGAAACAGCTGCTCCTATGTCTGGCTCAGCTTCTCCCGTAAATTTAAGTACTCCTTTAGACGAAGCTTTTGATATTCAAACACTTACTATTGGAAGAATCGGAAGATTCGATAACATCTTTGAAGGTAGCGGTTACGTTAACCAAGTGTGGGCTTTACCTGAAGATGACGTAATGAGAACTCTTGATCGCAGAAATCAGCTACTAAGATTCTCAGATCCTGGTGAAGCGAGCGAGTTTCAACCTGGTGAAACGATTATAGAAGTCGGAACAGGCATTGAAGGAATCGTCACCTCGGTCGATACAACGTTTGGTTACATAAGCGTTACTCCATTCGACTATTATGGATTCAGCGGCACCAATAACATAAGAAGAGCAAACAATGATCAATACACCATCGTAGGTGTTGGAGTTGATTATGACTCTCGTCCATTCGGTGACAACGCGATCGTTACTTCAGACACAGAGTTTGCTGTAGGTCGTATCTCTTCAGTAGCCGTTTATAATTCTGGTTTTGGTTATGTAGATGGAGAGTCTGTAGAATTATTAAGAACAACCGATGGTGACCCTAGAGCTTCAGGAACACTAAGAGCACAAACACAAGGCAAGAGTAATGGTTACTGGGCTGATTATTCTTCACACTTGAATGGATTCTTAACAATACCGAACGGAAACGATACTCCTATCCTACCAAAAGAAGAGTTTGCATCACAAGCATTACGAGTTGCTGTAGGTTTAGGTACTACACCTCCAGAATTCGGAGTTTGGTTAGAAACGGTCGCTTCAGATGGATTCGCTTATGGCGATATCAATATGAACGGTACCTTTGAATCAGCTGACGGCGAGCAATTCTTAAAGCTTGCTCAAGGAGCAACAGACGTTCTTGAAACTACAGTAACACGATGGAACGATATTGTTGCACCAAGTTTAAGAGAGCAGCTTTGGTTTGAACCTAACAGTCAGTTGTGGAGTTACGTACAACAGTATGAATACTACGACGCAGGACAGAAAATACAAGATAGCGATTTCTTCCAAGAGTATTCTTATCAGATTAAATCAAGACTTTCAAAAGGCGAATACGAAAAGCTATTGAAAGAAAATGTACACTTAGCCGGAACAAAAATGTTCGGCGATTTTATTTACAAGGTCGAGATACCACAAAATACGAAAGCTCGATTCTTAAGACTATTTAATGATGACGGAAGAGGTTCACCTCTAGATCTAGCAAATGTTAACGTGCTCGAAGCTTCTGTAACGAACTTTACGGTAGATACTACCTTTGTAACTGCAGATCATGAACCTACACCATAATAAATATTAAATTAATTCCGAGGAACTTAACGCTATGGCCAAGCAAATAATTAATATCGGTGCATCAGCAAATGACGGAACAGGTGATCCGTTACGTAATGCATTCGATAAAACAAATGATAACTTTAACGAGTTATATTTCGCATTAGGAGGAAACTCTGTTACTACACTTTTTGACGGAAGTGGTAACTTTGATTTTCCGAATAAGCCTCATAAGATTTCAGCTTATTACGCTACTGAAACTGCGCTTTTTGCAGTTAGCGCTTCAACATATAAAGGCTGTATAGGTTATGCACAAGACACTGGTTATCTTTACTATTCTGATTCTACAGAATGGGTTAAACTCGCTAAGTTTTCTGAACTAGGAAGCGGTGGCGGTGGTGGAGCATCTGCAAACACATTTGGTACAATAGCAGTTTCTGGCCAGAACAGCATTGTAGCAGATGGCACGACTGATACACTTACATTGGTAGCTGGTTCAAACATTACTATTACGACTGATGCTTCGACCGACGAAATCACAATCGCAGCATCTGGTGGCGGAGCGAGTGCTTTAGCAGACTTAACTAACGTAACACTTTCTAGTCCTACAACAGGTCAAGTTCTTAAGTATGATGGAGCAGAATGGGTTAACTCAGATGATGCTACTTCTGGTGCTGGTACATTTATAAGCTTATCAGACACACCTTCATCTTTCGGTTCAGCAGGACAAATTTTAAGAATCAATGGTGCTGGTGACGGAATTGAGTTCGCTACAGTATCAGCTGGATATTCAGATTCAGATGTTAATACTCATTTAAACACTTCTAGTGCCAGCGCTGGTGAAGTACTCAGTTGGTCTGGTTCTGATTACGAGTGGATAGCTGCTGGTGGCGGTGGTGGTTCATCAACGTTTGCCGGTCTTACAGAAATTGATACCGCAGATCTCGATGTTCACGACATCGCTTATCCAGCAACGACAGTTCATGTTGTTACTGCTAATGGAACTTCTGCTTATCGTTTCGATCATTTTGGAACAAGCGACAATCCTACTCTTTACGCTAGAGCAGGTGAAACTATTGCATTTGACTTAACTGCAGTTAGTGCACATCCATTTAGAATTCAAACATCAGGTGCTTCTGACTACGACACAGGTCTAGTTCATATTGCTCCTGATGGTACTAAAACAACTGGGTCTAGCGCACAAGGTAAAACATCGGGTGTTCTTTATTGGAAAGTACCTTCAAGTATTTCTGGTGATTACGCTTATCAGTGCGGATCTCACGGTGCAATGAATGGTACGATTACAGTTGAAGCAGTTGCTGGTTCAGGCGGTGGTGGTGCTTCTCTAGGTCGTGTAACTGAATCCGAGACAACTGCAAGTATTGCAGATGGAGCTTCTGGAAACGTTGCATTTGCTGACTTAGGAAAATCTTATGCCATCTACTCAGTAACAGTAGATAAAGCTTCATGGGTTCGTATTTACTCAGATACAGCAGCACGTACCGCAGACGCTTCTCGTGTTCAAGGTGATGATCCGGCAGAAGGTGCTGGTGTGATAGCAGAATTTATCGCTACATCTCCAAGCACAACATTTAAAGTTACGCCTGCTATATTCGGTTACATTGATAATAGTGAAACAACAATCCCAGTAGCAGTGAAGAACAATTCAGGAAGTACAGGAACAGTAACAGTTACATTAACAGCATTAAAATTAGAGAATTAATGCATGGAAAAAAAGATATACATCGTCGTTCTTAAACCAGGAACTGATGAAACTGCATTTTTAACGACCGGCCCAGCTGCCGGTATGCAAGTTCACAGTAACTTGAACAATTTCGACGGAATCATTTCAATGTTGCTTACTGAAGCTGAAGTCGCTTCGCTTCTTGAAAGTGATTTAGTCGTCGATGTAGAAAGAGAATTTCCAGTCGTACCTACTGCATACCCAGTCACTCCAGAATATACAAGAAACACAACACTAAAAACAAGACTTAATCCTGCAGGTGTAAATGGTTCTAACTATTCCGGCACAAACTTTTGGTTCCATGGTGGAGTAGATATCACCGCGAACTCAGGACCTGTAGGATTTTTTACTACCAGTGGTGAAGATGCTGAAGTGTCAGCTACTATAGAACAAAACTTTATCGGTGAATACGTTGATATTGTAGCTGTAGAAGCTGGATCACCAACGAGTGCTTATGATAGCTATGCTTATACTCACCCAGATTTTTTAGACGCAAACAATAGTCCTCGATTCGTAAAAACAGATTGGACGACATACGATAACGCGTTGGTTGATTACGATCAAGCGACTAGTAACACAGAATTTTTTGATGCTCACTCAATCGGTGTATTGAGCGCTGCTGGTGGAAAGTATTGTGGCTGGAGCAAAGGTTCGAGCTTAAGAGTCGTTTTCTTAGGAAATGGAGTAGCCGCGGCTTATAACGGTGTTCTCAATTTTCATAACAATAAGCCTATTAACCCAGCAACTGGTCGTCGTAATGCTACGGTTGTTACTGGTGCTTGGGGATTTGTTGGAACAGATTATGATAGTGCGATATGGATAGAGCGCGTCAATACCATTAATGCTTACGATGCAGCCGGAAATCTTACTGTTATTACACGACCTGGTGGCGGCTGGGGTACAGACCTAACACCTTTTACAGATAACGGTATGTCAGTACGAGTAATCAATGACCCAGCTGATAGCACAGACAAATGGATGGTTGATTGGGGCACTTCAACTCGTTATACAGCACTAGACACGATCATGAGCAACTATAATAATGCTGGTGGCATTTATCATTTTAGAAGTGCTGGTAATAACGCAAAGGTTTCAGTAGGATTAAATGATCCTAGGTACAATACAACAATTCAAGTCGATAATGGCGTATCTTATGTTAGCCTTGCTGTTGTAGATGCAGGAGGTGGAAACTATGTTTATGATATTACTAATATTACTACTCCTGGTAGCGGTACACTACTAGCCTATCCTCTTCGTCACTATGATATGGGTGGAGGAAATGATTTTACGATCGCTGCAGCACAACACAGTACAGTGAATCCTCTTCTAGATGATTATAGTAATAGAGGACCTATAGTTGATTGCGCAGCAACTGGTGCTTATACATGGACAGCTTATCCTTCAATATCATTATTAGATGGTACATGGGGATATTTCAGTGGAACAAGCTGCGCTGGTCCTGTAGCAGCAGGAACTGCTAGTATTATGATATGCGACTTCTTTATTAAGAGAGGAGAATATCCTACTATTGCGCAACTAAGAGAGATGATTAATAAGTATTCTAAACAAACACTTGAAAGCGAGGGTTTAGTGGATTTTTCGAGTGTTCCTACTGCAGCGGACATTACTTCTAGCAGACTTTATTTCTCAAATGAAGTATTTAGAATTAAAGATGGAGATTCACAGAACGGCGGTAGTGACTTAAGTGATTTGTTCGGAACTAGACCAGAGATGATATACATTCCTCAATCTATTAGATTAGGAACAGGAAAGTACTTCACAGACCCGCGCGGACCTTCGTACGGACGAAGACCAGCTTCTGGTCAAACATACCCAAGAAGAAAGATAAAAGTCGGAGCATAGATTATGAGAATAAATAAAGTAAACGACTCTAACACAAGTATGAGCTTACCATGCCAGAGATATTAACTACTAAATTTAAAAGTGACACCACTAGACTATTCATTAATAGTCTAGCTTCTGATGAGTATTATTTGTTCGTTTCTGCGATTAACGAGTTTGATCCATCTAATTCATCTTTTTCTAAAAATGAATTCTTAGAAAAAACTCTATTCGGTAAGAAGATCTTAAACGAAGACATTCATTTCATGATCAAGTATTATCCTTGGCAGAAAGGATTAGTATACGAAGAATATGATGATAGAGAAGATTTAACAGAGAAAAAATTCTACGCAGTGGTAGGTCCAAACGATAATGATACTGGTGACTATCGTGTTTATAAATGCTTGAACAATAATGATAGCGCTGAAGTTTCTAGCCCGCCTAACTATGATGCAGCACAGGTCGATCAAATCTATGAAACAGCAGATGGTTATGTTTGGAAATACATTTACAGACTTACAGACTTAGAGTTCGAAGCTTATAACGCATTAGGTTATATTCCTCTTGTCGGAGAATTCGATGTCAATCCTGCAGTAGCTTCTGGAGGAGTAATATCTGACATCGTAGTCGAAAACCCGCTAGATAACAGTGGTTACGTCGTAGAAACTGGAGGAATGATCGGAAGCCCGTTCTCTTCTGGTGTAATGATCGTTGATCCATTTACAACATGGAGTCCTATTGCTAACTATTATGTAGGACAATACATCTACACTACGAACCCTTCTAATGGTGTTTCTTGTCTATTTGAGATACTCTATTATAGCTACAACACGCTCACAACAAATGCTGAGATTCGAGTAGGTGCTGATCTTATTTCTGGTCAGCCTAATCCAGTAGCTGCCGGCGTTTTAAGTAATGCGAGCTTTCAAATATTCCCAAGAGTTAAGATTACCGGCGATGGTTCAGGCGCCATAGGTATTCCTAATGTATCAAATGGTAGAATAACTTCTATCACTATGTTAGCAGGTGGAAGCAACTACCGTAATGTCGTAGTCGAAGTCGTAGATCCTGTTTTTGACTTTGACCCTGAAGATAACACGACGACAGACGTAAGAGCAACAGTAAGAGCTCGAATTTCTCCATACGGAAATCATGGCTATAATCTAGTAGACGAGTTTAAGTGCCGACACTTTTCTTTCTACGCTTACATTACAGCAGAAAACAACACAGAGATCGGAGACACTAACACCTACGCTGGTGTAGGAATTGTAAAGAACCCAGAATTTGCTGGAGCTTCTCCAGAAGTTTTCGATAATCGAATCGCGATCGTAACAGATGATATAGATAGAGTAACAGCGAATACAACGATAATTCAATTAGACTCCAATAATGAAACGGTTTTTTCTGGAATTGTTCATGAAGTAGATGCTAGTAGCAACACATTCTTCATAGCTGAATACATGGGTCCTTATCAAAACAATGGAAGCACAGGGGAAGGTGATACTTCTTTAGATTTAAATCTTCCATTTCGTAACGACATCGGCCAAACAATACAAATAAATAGTCCAGTAGCAAGCAACGTTACACTGTCTGAATATATTCAAAGATCTGGAGAAGTTATTTTTATGGAAAACTTCTTCCCGCTAGAAAGAACAGACCTCTCTAGAGAAGAATTTAAGTTTGTACTGGAATATTAAAGGAAAATGATAAAAGATGCCTATTAATACAGACCTCAATTTAGCACCATATTTTGATAACTACGACATAGAAGATCAATTTTATCGTGTAATGTTCAAACCAGGTTATGCTGTGCAGGCTCGTGAGCTTACGCAGTTACAGACTATGCTTCAAAATCAGGTCGAACAGTTCGGCGATAACATTTTCAAAGAAGGTAGTATCGTAAAAGGTTGTAACTTTACAAACTTAGATGGTCTAGAATTCGTAAAAACTACAAACTCTCCAGCAAACTTTAATCCAGAAGAGTACATCAGTAGAACTGAAGTAGAAAATGTACTTGGTTTAGATGTTGAACTTGACTACGTGTACCAACTTACTGGTGGTGATTCTGGTCTAACCGCTACCATCGTTCAGGCAAACAGAGGCTTAGAATCTAATCCTCCTAATTTAAACACATTCTATATTTTCTATACGAACACAGTTCCTTCCACTAAGCGTTTTATCGCTGGTGAAAGTCTTTCAATTACACTATTTAAGTTTAAGAGAGGAACAACAGACCAAGCGTTCTCTCCTACTAACGTGACTCCTGCCGGTGATCCTGGTTTATCTGTAACAAGCTTAGGTGATCATGTTGGTCCTTCTTTTGGTATTCAATCAGCACCTGGTGTAATTTTCCAGAAGGGTCATTTCTTATTCGCTTCTGAACAAACACTTATCGTTTCAAAATATGATAGTAATCCTACTAACGTTTCAGTTGGATATACTGTCGAAGAGTCTCTAGTAACTGTATTACAAGATTCTTCATTATACGATAATGCTAATGGTTCGAATAACGAGAATGCTCCAGGCGCAGACAGATTAAAACTCGTACCTTCACTTACAGTACTTCCAACTGCAGAAGCAAACGAAGATCCTAATTTCTTCGCATTAATTCGTTATCAGAACGGAAATGCTATTACTCTTCGTGACGTTTCTCAGTATAACGTTCTCGGTGAAGAACTTGCAAGACGCACATATGAAGAGTCCGGAAACTATATTCTAAAAGATTTTCCACTACAAACTGATGACCGAATTCCTGATGGAGAAGTCGATAGTCAAGTTCATGTTCTAGTAGGTACAGGTGTAGCTTACGTAAAAGGATACAGAGTAGAAAATACTGGTGAACGTTCTTTTGAAATCGATCAAGTTCAAAGCACAGAAGTTGTTAACAACCAAGCAGTTTCTTTAGAATATGGAAACTACGTTGAGATTGTTTCTATAAATGGTAATATAGACCTAAATCATACAACTCCAGTTACACTAAGAGATTCTGGTTCTAATATCATAGGATCGACTTTTGTACACAACATGACTCCTACGAGAGTTTATTTGTTCGGAACTCGCTTAAATGCTGGTAAGAAATTCTCAGATGTAGCTACACTAGGAGACGGAAGCGGTACTATCACAGTAGGTGGCGGTCCAGTAGCTGCAGTTATTAAGAAAGCAGAAAAACGTCCTCTTATTTTCGACACAGGAATGTTTAGCTTATTCTCAGCCGATGACTCACTTATTCCGGTAAGAGTTCGTGAAGCTGCGACACAAACCGGTGGCGTGATTACTATTAACGCGGATCCAGGTGAAGACTTTGCATGTGAAAATACTGACGTCTTAGTCATTGACAGCACTAGCACATACATTCCAGTTTCAAGTGTTTCTACATCTTTAAACAATAGCGTACTGACTGTTAACCTTACAGATCCAGGTGGTGGTATTGCTAGCAACCTCACAATCTACTATAACAAGAGATTGATTGGTAGCGTTAATGGTGTTGAAGCTTACAATAAGAACGTTGTAGAACCATACGTAAAAGTCAGCTATAACGCTTCTCAAACCAAGTACAACTTAGGTTTTCCAGACGTTTTCCAAATTCAAAGCATCGTCGATGGTGCCGGAACTGATTACACAGAAAGTTTCAGACTAAGACCAAACCAGAAAGATACTTACTATGATCTTTCTTACATGGAATATGTTCAAGGAAGACCACAACCTCCAACAGGCTTACTTACAATTAAGCTAAAAGTATTCGAAATCAATTCGGCTACTGGTGAGTACTTCTTTACAATCAACAGCTATCCTAACACTTTAGACAAATACGACATTCCAGTTTACGTTTCAGAAGCTGGTGCTAGATATAATCTTCGTGAGTGTTTTGACTTTAGACCTTATGTAACTAAAGATTCTAACGTTGATTACTCTGACCTCACTGCAGGTGCGGCCGGTACAGTCACAGCATTGGTTGATGCGACTGCTCCTACATTTACAGCAACACCACTTATTCCGGCAGTAAATCAAACAATTACTACTGACCTAGAGTATTACCTATCTCGTGTTGATAGCGTCGTATGTGATTCTTACGGCGAGCTTAGCTTGATTAGAGGTGAAGAGCAAAGATTCGCTGTTCCTCCTAGAGTCAGCTCAGATCAACTAGCAATCGCTCACATTACTGTTCCAGGATTCCCTGCGCTATCGACTAAACAAGCAGATGCACAGCGTAAGAGAGAATACGCAGTTAAGGCTAAGTCTACAGGAATTAAGAATTACACCATGAAAGATCTTCATACTCTTGAGAAGAAGATCGACAACATGGCTTACTATATTTCACTCAATCAACTAGAGTCAGAAACACAGAACCTAACTATTCTTGACGAGAATGGTTTAACAAGATTCAAGAATGGTTTCGTCGTTGATCCTTTCAACGATCTTACCTTAGCAAACATCGAGAGTGCAGAATTTAATGCTGCAATTCCGTTTAATCAAAGGATCTTGACTCCTTCAGTTAAGACTTTCCCAATCGATCTTAAGTATAAGACGAGTACCAGTGCTTCTATATTCCCATCAACTTCTGATAGCAAGGTAGCAACACTCGGTAAAGATGGAACTGACGTTTCACTTCTAAGCCAGCCTTATGCTTCTGGTTTCCGTAACTGTGTATCTAACTTCTATCGTTATGTCGGTGATGGAGTAATCTCACCTCCATACGATGCGGCTTATGATACTACAACAAACCCAGTTACGATCGACATCGATTTAGCTACTCCTTTCCAAGAATTTATTGACAACTTACAAGAATTCTTACCTTTGACTGACACTACAGTCACTGAAGAGTTTATTGATGGATTTATTCCTAATCAGTTTGCTAGAAGATTCGGTAACTTCCCAGGTGCTGGTCAGAACTTCTTACAAACAACGACTACAAGAACACTTACTGTAGGTGAGTCTGCTACGACACAACAATTTGTAGGTGACTTCATCTCTAACTTCCAATTCAATCCATTCATGGCATCTAGAGATATTAAGATCTATATGTCAGGATTGCGTCCTAATCAGAGACATTGGTTCTTCTTCGATAGTGTAGACGTAAATGCTCACATCGTTCCAGGAACAGAATCAGATACTGTTGATTCAGTACAAAGAAGTGGAGATCTAGGAGATTCAGTATCAACTGACGCTAATGGTGTACTAAGAGCAGTATTTAGAATCCCAGCAGAAACATTCTTTGTTGGTGATCGTGTTTTAGAAATTGCTGACGTTGATTCTTACAGCGATATTGATACTGCGTCTACATCAAAAGGTTTCGTAACTTATAGAGCTTACAACTTCTCAGTAGAACGTACTTCACTAACAACTTCTACTCGTGCTCCTACTTTTGATGTGAATGCTACTACAACGACTCGTAACGTTGTTCGTAGACCAGTAGGACGCGATCCTATTGCTCAAACATTCTTCATTAAGAAAGGTATGGGTTCAGGAAGTAACTCTGTATTCTTATCTAAAGTTAATGTTTTCTTTAAGCGTGTAAGTTCTTCGAATGGTATTACACTTCAGATTCGTGAAGTAGTTAACGGCTACCCATCAAATCAAATTATTCCATTCTCAAGTGTTCATAAGCTTCCTAGCCAACTTACATCGAGCGCTACTGATGATGCTTCAGTAGCAACAACATTTACATTTGACGCTCCTGTAAGACTAGACGTAGAAAAAGAATACGCAGTGGTTCTTCAACCAGATGCTTCTGATCCTAACTACCTAATATTTACATCTAAGGTGGGTGGCACGGATCTTACTCCTGGAGCCACACAGGGCCTCTCTATTGTACAAGACTGGGGAGATGGGGTACTATTCAGCTCAACCAACAATAGTGCTTGGAAGTCATATCAGGATGAAGATATGAAGTTCGAGGTATTCCGTCACAACTTCAATCAGAGTTCTGGAAGCGTAACACTAACTCATAATGATTATGAATTCTTAACTGTTGATGATATTACGGGTAGATTTAATCCTGGTGAGTTAATCTACCAAGAGAAAGCTTTATCGGGTGGCACACAATATACGGTCGGTGTTGCTAATGGTAGCACTACTCTTACAGGTACAGCATTAGATGATACTTACTCTGTAGGCGATTACATTAAAGTCGCGAATTCGGGTGGATCAGCTTATGACATTTTCAGAGTAGCGAGTATTGATTCTTCTACACAGCTTACGCTTGATAAACCAAGTACATTCCTAGTTTCAAACGGAACTGGTACACCAGTTGTTGTCGGCTACCTTTCTTACTACAACTTGCGTAATCCTTTTGAGATGCATCTTGAAAGAAGCTCGGCTAAGTCTGGAAGAACATTCTCAACTGCTTCTGACATCATTGGATTTGATAGCGAATCAACGGCAAACACTGCATCTATTGATAATATTAATTTAAGTTACGTTCAACCGATGATTATGAAAGCGAACGATTCAGTATCTACAACACTATTGTCAGGTACATTCGTTCCTCCTGCAACTCCAGGTTCACCTTACACGACATCTATGAAGTTTAACGATAATAACAACTTCAATACTCAAGGTGCGGTTATATACAGTAAGAGTAATGATCCAGCAGGAACTAGAGCTTTCGACATTAAAGTTGATATGGCCAACCAAAGTAATGTTACTTCAACTCCTTTTGTTGACATTGAAGTTTCGAAGCTTCTTGCGTATCAATATAAGATTACAAATACACCAGCAACTACATCTAAATACATTTCGAAAACAATCGAACTTGCTGCAGATTTAGATGCTGAAGATTTACACCTAATCGTTACTGGATACAAACCAGCTGGCACAGACATTAAAGCTTATATTCGTCCTCAGAATGCTTTTGATAGTGATAACTTCGAATCATTAGATTGGATAGAGCTTGAATTATTCGAAGGTGTGGGAGTATTCTCTTCTACTTCGAATATTAACGATTATAGAGAGTTTAAATATAGAGTCGCAGACGCTGATAAAGACGGCGGCGGCGCTTTAACATACACAAGTAATGCTGGCGATTTTTCTGGATTCAGAAGATTTGCTATTAGAATCGATATGCTTTCACCTAATGTTCATAATGCACCAACGTTGAGAGATTATCGCGGAATTGCATTGACTTAATGAGGATAAGAAATGGCCATCTCAAGAGATCCAAATTCTAAAGCTGTTATCAGTACAGATCTAGAAGCTCTAAATAAATACAAGATAGAGAGATCATATTACCGAAAGGTTGAACGCATGCAACAGGATCTTGTGGAGATCAAGCGCAGTATTATTACTATTTACGAAAGAATAGAGAAACTGGAAAATAATTAAATGGCGAAACCACTACTAGCAAATATCACTACGGCCCAGACCTTTCAGAATTGGTTTGAAAAAACCAATGAGCTCGTAAATGTATTCAAAAACGACGCTCTTACAGCATCTGGTGCTGGTGATACGACAAACGGAAACGCGACGCTAACGGGTATATTTACTGCCACTGAAGTTGTCGCATCTTCTCTTTTAAAATCAGACACAGTTGCTTCTGCGAGTGCTAGTGGTACGATCACATTCCAATCTCCTGTAGAACTAGTAGGTACTGATCAAATTGTAGCTACATTTAATTATGGAGCTTCTGGTGCACAAACAAGATATACTAACGGTTCATTAGCTTGGGACGTTGGTATGGAGAACAGCTCTTCAGGAAACTTCATTATAGATACTGGAGTTTCTCCTACTAAGTTTCAGCTTTCAACAGCAGGAACACTAACAGTACCAAACATTGTTGTAATCGAGAAAATTGTAGCAGACGAGTTCGAACTCACAGATGGTACACCGATAGGTGGTGGTGCAGAACTTCTTCAAGATCTTACTAACGTTACAATAACATCTCCATCATCAGGACAAGTACTTAAATATAACGGTTCAGTATGGGTTAACGCTGCTGATGCTACAGACGGTGGTACAGCTACAGATGCTGATACTCTCGATGGTTTAAATAGTACACAATTTTTAAGATCTGATACTGATGATTCTGCTTCGGGTAATTATACATTCAGCGGAGCTTTAACATTAACTCAAGCTTCTGGTCTTGCACTAGAAGTTGGAGCGAATGCAGAAGTAGGTGGTACTCTAACAGTAGGTTCGATTTTCCAAGCAGCAGAAGTTAGATCAACAGGTGATGTGATTACAGCATATAGCGCATCAGACAGAGCACTCAAAGAAAATTTACAAATTATTAATAACGCTTTAGATAAAGTATCTCAAGTAAATGGCTACACATTTAACTATATAGATAAGCCTGACGAAAGATCAGTCGGCGTAATCGCACAAGAGATCGAGAAAGTTTTACCAGAAGTAGTATTTGATCATGAACGTAATAATGGAACTTACAAAGCAGTAAGATATGATAACGTAATTCCTCTTTTAATCGAGGCAATTAAGGAATTGAATGGAAAAATAAATGATTTAGAAAACCGCCTAAGTGGCAGCGGTAACTAATATTTTTGTAGATTGGTCTTATAAATATAAAGAAAAAGGGAAAAGACTAAATGTCAAAGATTTCAGAATTACCTCCGATTAAAGGTGCGAATACCAGGTCCGAAGACCTATTCGTTATCGTCAACCTTGTGCAAGGTGATGATGGAACCAGCAGTATCACGAGGAAGGAACTCGTTGAAGCGATTCAATACGAGGTATTCTCAAGAATTACAATCACTGGAGGTACTATCTCCGGTGTTATCATGTCGGACTCTCGACTCTTCAACGTCGTTATCGATGACTCTAACATTGAAGATACTGACTTCTTACGCGGTTCAATAGCCGATACAGAAATCTTTGATTCTACAGCAAATAATATTGCAATCACTAGCTCTTCATTCGAGCAAGGTACTTTAGACGATGTCGATGGAAAT